CTGTTATTTTACAAGCATTTCCAGAGTGAAATACAAATCGAAGAGTTTAAGAAACTCATAAACAAGTCGAAGAGTTTAAGAAACTCAAAATAATTAAAACTGAAGAGTTTAAGAAACTCAATTAAATAAAGTGAGCAGTTGGAAAGTTTAAAGTGTTAAGTGACGAAATAACGAGATCGTAATTTTGAAGCGAATACTTATCATTTTGGCGGTAGGAGTTTATGTCTTACACAGTGTTAGAAGAAGTGAGTATTGAAGAAGAGCAAGAAGAATGTCTCTACCCGATTGTTGTAAACCCAAGAAGGGAACAGCCTGTATTACAGGGGCATTGGGGTCCTCCATCGAATTTCGAGAGGGAGATGAGTTTTTGTATGAGACAAAGAATGCTTGCTTACTTGCGTTACTGCAGAAGATGGATAAGTACCCTTCCACCAGGGACAAGAACTATCATCCTGCTGTTAACTATACCAGTGATTTTAATAGCTGGGTTAACTCTACTGGGTTCATGTTTATTTCCTTCGAGACGAGACAATACGCAAAACGGCGAGACTGTGAAGGATATGCCCAGGCATTACGAACAGTGCGGTGGAACACAAGAGAGGGACCTGTAGAATTCACTGCTACAGTCATAGCACCTTCGGTGAAAGCAACAACGTTGCAATCAGCATGGAAATTTTTTTCAGTAATACGAGCCACTGTGCCACGTGTGCAAGTAGACACTACGTTAGAATATATTCAGGAGTGCCTATTTGACGCATATGACCATGTGTTGTTACAATTTAGATTGAACCACCATACAAAAGTTGGTGGTTGGGGACGTTTAGTGACTCCATTTATAGCAAGAGTACAAATGGATAATGTAACGGAGCAAGGAGAAATTAGCCAGAGTAGCGCGAAGGAGAGTAATACAATTATAACGCGAGATCAAGAGCAGAGCAAAACTGCACATGAAGGAGTGGTTGTACCAATGGAAAAGTTTACATCTTCGGAACCAATGCATGAATTTAAGAGTGTGACTGATCGGTGGATGCCATTAGATAGTGTAACGATAGAGACGTCTATGCAGGTAGGGGATGTTGCAAAAGCATTATACCTACCAGAAGCGTTATATTCGTCGGCATCATGTTCGCCAAATTTAATACCGTTTGAGACATTTATTTATGGAAGAGTGGGATTAGAATTGCGTATAGTGGTGAACGCTAATAAATTTCATTGTGGGAAATTAGTTGTTTCAAGTAAGTATAACTCGTACCAAGCAGATGAAATCCAAGCAGGGTACCAAGCGGCGCTTACGCGAAACCATATTATTATAGACTTGACAGCGAACAACGAAGGTGTGTTACAAATACCTTTTAGATATTATAGACCATTTTTACGTTTGGTAAAGAACGATAACCATAGTGTAGGGGTTCGTCCAAGTAAGTATTGTAGTGTGTATTTGCAGATATTATCACCACTATCAACTGGTCCTGGCGGTGCATCGTCGATTCAAGCGCGAGTATTTTATCGCCTGACTAACACGAGCTTTACAGGGATGTCATATCGAGTTAAAGTGCAAATGTTGGGTATAGAAGATATTATAAGTAATAAGACTAATAAGGCGCTTAAAGAAATATTGGTAGGTGCTGAGAGAGCATTTGATCAGTTAGGATCAACAAATAATCAAGATAAACCAGGAGTATCTAATGCGACAATAATAGTACCTAAACCACGGTTGAATTTTGCTACAGGTAAGGGAGTTGTAGATGTTAACGCATTACGTGTAAATCCCAATACTTTGACAAATTATAAGTATGTGCCATTACCCAATGATGAACCAACAAACTATTATCAATTAGCTAGAATATGGGGTTTAGCAAAGGAGTTAACGTGGAACGCAACTGATGCTGAAAATACAAGTTTGATGAATTGGCGAATAGATCCTCATCTTCGAGCCTATGACAAGGATTATATTGGTGAACCTACACCATTGGAATATGCGATATCAAATTTTCAATTTTGGTCAGGACCTATAGAGTTGAGATTTGACTTTGTGTCTAACTCATTTCATACAGGAACAGTGCAGATTTCGGCGGAATTTGGTCGAGTGACGACAGCCGAAAATTTGTGTGAATCAAGCTCAACTTATGTTAAAGTTTTCCATTTAGGAGAACAAAAGACGGTGTCATTTAGGGTACCTTATATATATGATACGTTAATGAGACGAAGTACAACGTCTATTTTTAATCCTTATGGTAAAGCGACAACATCAACAGGAATTAAGAGCAGGAATATAACTGTGTCCCCAGATTCAAATACTTACGTTAAAGTTCGTGTAATTAACGCTCTTAAACCTGTAGCTTCGGCACCACAGAGTATTAAGATACTCGTGTTTATGCGAGCAGGGAAAAATTTTTCAATGCATTCGTTAAAATCATGTTCTATGTTACCGTATGAAGGTGTGGGCACTTATGATAATTTTCCTAATGAATATACTCCGAGTGAGTCGAGAGAAAAAAGAGATGCTGGAACGGTTAGTCCGTTAAAACATAAGCAAGATCCGAAAATATTACCTGAGCCGGTAAGGAATGAATGGAATGAATATCGGGCTGATAAATTACCTAAAGTGCAAATGGATACAGGAGACAAAGAGACATTAGACGAAACTGAAAACTTTGCCGAAGGTTTGGCAAATTTGAACGTACAAACGTTAGATTGCCATATGGATTTTAAAGATTTATTAAGGAGACCTACCCTATTGTTACATAAGGTAAAGCTTATACCATCTAGTGGCGATTTACAACCATATTTCATACCCTTGACACCACCTGTACGGAACATGTGTAAATCGGTAGAGGGAGCTCCTCAAGGAGATATATTCCCTGGATTGTTTCAAACAACAGCTGTGAATATCACAAGTTTGTTTAGGTGTTGGCGAGGGGGAATGCGTTATACGATAGTAGTGTGGTCGGGTACGAAACCTATTATGGTATCTCTTATACCACATTCAGGAGTACGTATTTTGGGATATATGCCTATAGCCAAGAAAGATGAGAATACAGAGGTAGATTTTACGAAGTGGCCTATATATGGTTCAAATTTCATTAGTGAAATTATAGTACCAACGGTGAATCCTACGGCAGTAATAGAGGCACCATATGATACGGAGAATATTTGGACGTTAATGAATGAAGCTGATCCAGCACGTAATTACTCATGGCGAGATAAAGGAGATTATAATTCGGGTCATTTAGCTATTACAGTGGAAGAACCTACAGTTATATCCGTATTTTGGAGTGCAGCGGATGATTTTACAATGTCAAGTTTTTATGGTATCCCAAAGTGTTTTGAGAATGGTTGGGCATATCGGTGGAACGATCAACATGCTAAAGTTCAGATGGATTTTCTGCCTGAAGAAACTAGTACTATGGTACGTAGTTTCAAGTCCCTGATTACTCCTAAGAATGTTGCAAGGATGGCGATTAGTAGTGTACCAGTACTTGGTACAGGATGGATGGCAGCTACGGTTGCAAATGAAATTAGTCCGAAAATAGCCAATACATGTGATAAATTGGCTCAGTTAGCAGAAAGTACGAATACTAGTATATTGAATATACAAGCAATGGTAGCCCAGGCGATTGAAAAAGTAGTGGGTACTACAAGTAAGTTTGTATCATACGCCACAGTTTTATATAATGTTTTACTAGATGTGTTGATAGCGTGGATGGAAAAATCTTGGCGTGTAGTGGGTGTAGGGATATTACGCTTTGTAACAAGTGTTATGCAAATTGAGATGAGTGCTACACTATTACAATGGGCGGAGTTGATTAGTACTAGTATTAGTGAATGGGTGTTACAAAGTGTGGCGCGAGTACAAGCTCCTAGTGAAGAGTCTACCTTATGTGGTATATTGGTAGGCTTGGTAGGATCTATTTGTGGTGTGACAATGGATCCGCGACGAACACGAAGTGTGCCAACATCACTTCTAGAACGGTTTACGTCAGCTAGTGGGATGTCTTACTTGATGAATACGTTAAGATTCGTACAAGGTATATTTGAGTATTTGAAGACTTTAATTTTGGAAGCATTAGGTTATATAAGCCCCGAAGCCCATGCCTTGCGTATGTTGAGTGAACATAGCGACAAAATATCGACTTTCGTGAGAGAAGCGCAAATAGTTACGAGTGAAGCTTGTGGTTCTATGATGAATCACCCGCAGTTTAGACTTAGAAGCTGGAAAACAGTGTTACAGGCATATCAATTTCAAAGGTTGTTATGTACCGTACCGAGTAATGTGTGTAATGCGCAATTGGCCCGTTTGTGCTCGGAGGTAATAAAGATAGGTAATGAGAAATTTACCGACTTATCGGCCTCACCAGTACGATACGAACCTTATGTGGTTTGTATTGAGGGTGGTGAAGGAGTAGGAAAGAGTTCTATGTCTGAGTCGTTGATTATAGATCTTTTAAAGTCTGTGGGTTTTTCATGTCCCTCAACGAGTAGCATTTATTTTAGAACTGCGGGCGAGAAATTTTGGTCAGGCTATAGAGAACAACCGGTGATAGTGTATGATGAGTTTTTAAATACTAATGATCCACAACGGTGTATGGATATGGTGGTAGAACTGCAAAAGTTAAAGTCCACAGCATTATTCATACCAGAAATGGCACATTTAGAAGAAAAGAAAATACGAGGAAACCCATTAATAGTAGTTATATTATGTAATGGAGCTTTCCCTAATTTGGAGGATTATGCGAGATATCCACGCGCAGTTTTACGTAGACGTGATGTCGTGTTGAGGGTAGAAAGAACACCTGAATATGTAGGCAAAGACTTACATGCTGAGTGTACACCTGAAGAGTTAGAGTCAATGCCACATTTGCGATTTCGTTTGTATAAAGACTCAAAAGACTCTCGGTCTTTGGTTGAAGGTTGGAGGAGTTACGCAGACACAAAAAGATATTTAATTACAAAATTTAGTAGGTACCACGAGAAAGAATTAAAAGTGGTGAAAATGCGTATGGATAGAGCATTGGCTCACTTAAATAGTGGGGATGTCTCGGAAGTGCGATTGCAGGATCCGATGACATTATTCTATCAATTAAATGCGCATATTAGGAATGATACTACATTAAGCCAGAATGCTTATACGCCATTTGAAGAGTTAGAGGAAGCTGTGTTGTTATTGTCGCAACATATTGAACAAGCAGTACCGGTTGAAGAAGAACGACCGCTTGTAGAAGATATCTCGTGGGGTGAGTTACCACGTGTGCAAATGATGACATCTCTAGCAGTCGGAGGTCTTTTGGGTTTGGGAATATGGAAGTACTTGTGTCGGGCTACATCGTCCCAATTAACCCAGTGGTGTGATGAAGTGGTAGAAAACCGAGCGGCGGTAGGTCGGTGTGCGATATGTATGGAAGATACGCCGTGCCTTTATGTTTGCCAGGAAACACTGGAGAGCGAAGCACAACACTTAGTGTGTGCGTTGTGTTATAATACAAGCATGTTACATGGTAGAACATCGTGTGCATTGTGTAGATGCCCTAATATGGTACCTCGAGTGACACCACGCGACTTAGAACATGTGTCATTAATTGTGCGAACTGGTATAAAGACGGGAAGGAGTATCTCGTGGGTGTGTCAAAAACTGGCTATTTTTTTTGAAGTGTTTGATAATAACCCATATGAGACGTACGTAACTACTTTGGTGTTATCCATGTTAGCAATGTCCATAAACCCGGTGGCTGCTGTTCAATTTCAAATGGCGTCTGTGGGATGGTTTTATGTACGGTCATTAGGATCTTTGGTACGTACATTATATGTATCTTTGACGCAAGGAGATGATTGGGACGATGACGAAGAATCACCTCAGAGTTCGCAAGCAGAAGTGGATGCATTTGAACCAGAACTAAATGAGGGAGCTTATGAACGATTAATGAGCACTTGGTCAGCAAACACTGTGTGTTTACACAAACGTTTAAACATGATTAATTGTGCTGTGCGAATCGAAGGAGACTCATGGATAGTACCTGATTTGCAAACGAATTTAGTGATAAAGATACCACTAGCCCCGTGTCATTGTGAGAGAGTAGAAAATTGTATAGCACGGACACCCACATATAAGCAATTTATCGAACATTACATCGCGGTGAATAAGAGACAAATACGATCTCAAATTTTACAATATTATAATCAAGCAAATGAAGTTAATCAACTTACTATACATGAGTTGTGGCGACCAACATGGGCTGAGGTTATAAAAGTACCACGTGTAAGTACTACATGGTGGGAATATTTATCAAAAATTTGGGAAAAATATCATTGGTTAATTATCGCGAGTACGGGTATAACGACAGCCATTGGTGCAATGATAGCTATTTACAAATTTTCTACACGAGTAGTGAGTGGAGTACAAAATGGGAGTGATTATGACCCAGGAGCTTCGCCGCGACATAGACATGCTCAAACGGGTTGGACTCGGCAAAACCAACCAAGGAGGTATTTTCAAGATGCGGGTGAAACACCTACTCCTTTTGAAGTGGCTAGAAAATATATTGTGTTGAATACTTTTGTTTTTACAATCGCTCATAGCGCTAGTAAGGAAATGAAAATGTATGGCGTAGGATTGTATAATCATTACGTGCTTATACCCCGCCATTATGTGGTGGAAATGAGAAAAGCAATACATGGAGGAAAGGTGATTTGGGGGCATCCTCATAATAAACCGCAGCTAAGGAATAAGGTTGTGTTGGGTGTTGGAGATATTATTGAGTCTACACAAGCAGATCTTGCTTTAATTAAGCTGCAGCCATCGTTCCCTATGTTCAAAGACATACGCAAATTTATTGCAACAGAGAAGGATTACGAACGAGGTCAGGTGCCGTCATCAGGGATATTAATGAGTGTACCGACTAGAGGGAGTGATTTTATGATGGAAATAATGGTTGATATTAAAGGTGTAGATTCTAGCAGAATCGTGATGGATCAAGATGATAACGCTTTTGAAGCGCGGGACGTTATAGTTTATAACTATAGTAGACCTGGAGCTTGCGGTTCGTTATTACTACGAGAAAATTCCACAAGACCCATTATAGCAATGCATTTTGCGGGACACGGAGAAGCATTATTGGGTGAGGGATATGGTATAATATTGAGTGTTGAAAGCTTAGGTAGTGTAGTACAACAATCCTTACCTACGCAACGAGAAGATGTAACTTTGGATTCATTAATGGAAGCAACAATGGTATTTGAGGATGAGGTACGGCTTGATTATGTGGGAACATTAGAAAAAGAAAAAGTGCCTTATATCCCACAGAGATCAAAAATTGTGCCCTCCTTAATTAAGGGTGCTTCTGGGTTGGAATGTGAATCTGAACCTACCATCTTACACAAGAGCGATCCTAGGTATAAGTTTGAGAGCACGCCACTTTATGAGGGGAGTAGAAAACACGGATTGCTTACACAGGATTTTACTAGTGATGAAATAGCAGAAGTTAAAGAAATGCTATGGGATGGCTGGTATTCGCAGTTACGCCCGTTAGTAGCAAATCCTACTGAATTAACGAATGAGCAAGCTATAATTGGATTTGATAATGAATACTATAAAGGTATGGACTTGGATACAAGTGCAGGATATCCTTTTGTGTTGAGTGATAAGAAACAGAAAAGCGATTACATAGAGTTGATTCGCGATGAAAATTTACAACCTATAGGAGTAAAATCAATAAATAATGAGGTAATAAATGTAATGCGCTCAAAAAATGCTCTGCGTGAACAAGGTATTGTGCCTATGACATTGTTTGTTGATACACTCAAAGATGAGAAGCGCAAGAGAAGTAAGCTTATGGCATTAGGTGGAACACGAGTGTTTTGCAATTCTAGTTTAGACTACGTTATAGAATGTCGTAAGAAATTCATGCATTTTATAGCAGCTTTTACCAAGCATCGCCATAGTTTAATGCATGCATTAGGTGTGAATCCAATGAGCCATGAGTGGGGAAAATTACTGGGAAAGCTGTTGCAACAAGATTCAGAGTTTGTAACAATTGATTATTCAAACTTTGGTCCAGGGTATAATGCGGGAGTGGCTAAAGCCGCTTTTGATATACTCATTGACTGGACAATGGCGAATGTGCCAGGTATGAACCGATTAGTGTTAGAGTGTATAGCGTATGAATGCATCCAGAGTGGACATGTATGCCATAATACTGTGTATACTCAAGTTGGGGGGTCGCCGAGTGGAGCTGTGTTTACAACAGTTGTGAATAGTATTGTAAACCAAATCTACATTTTGTTAGCATGGCGGAGTTTATACTTGCAAAGTGGGCAAGCGAATATTAACACTTCCATTGGACAAACGTTCAAAAAGAATGTAGCAGTTTATGTCTATGGTGATGATGCCATATTGACGGTTAATGCAAAATATAAAAAGATGTTTAATGGTGTAACAATATCAGAGTTTTTTACTAAATATGGTATAGTAGCCACTAGTGCCAATAAAGAGAGTGGAATAAAGGAGTTCGTGCCGCTGAGTGAAGCAACATTTTTGAAGAGAGGTTTTTTACGCCACCCATATAGGGAAGGGGAATGGTTATCGCCATTGAGCCTTGAATCAATAAAGAGTACTACTCAATGGGTATGGAAAAGTGCAAATTTGAAGGAATCAACATATGTTAATGCGGAAGCGGCAATATTGCAAGCACACGGACATGGAGAACCATTTTTTATGAGATTTAAGAATGATGTGAACGCGGCATTAATGCGTGCAAAATGTCCGACCGTGATACGCACATGGAAAGAAATTGATAATATATTCTATACTACAGGTATAGAGTTAAATTTTTAAGATTTTATTTTACGTTTTTTGGAAGAGGATTTATCGAT